GGTTGCGCCCCCCCCGCCCGTGGGAAAGATTACCGATATCGGTCCCCCGCCCCGCCCCGCCGCTCGCCCCGAGCGCTACCCGCAGGGGAAAACGCACTTCATGAAACCCGCTCATGCCGTCCTCTCCTAGAACCCCGATCAAAGCCCTCTGCGGCCGCGCATGACACTGCGCGCCAGCATGGCCGAAACCTGCCCCTCGCTCTTGCGAAAGCTTGCAGCATCGGTCGTCGTCACGTTGAAGACGATCTGCGGCGCCGCACCGCCACCGGCCGATGCAACGCCGAGCACGCCGTCCGCGCCGCGTTTCAGCGGCAGGATCGCTTCCGGTCCCGCCTCGCCCATCAGGCCGGTGCCGCCATTCATCGGAAAATAGCTCGGCGCCCGCACCACGCCACCATC